TCGGGCCTACGGTGGAACCCCACCAAGCGGCAGGTACATCCTACACGTGAGGGATCATCGTGGAACAGTTCGTTCGCGTTCGTAATGAGTTCGATGCGCAGCATCAATTGATAGGCAATGAGTTCGATCGCCCGCGGTGCAATCGCAATCATGGTCACCACTGGGTCGCCGAGGTCGAGAAGCGGGGCAAGGAAGATGGGCTTGAGGACGATCTGGCCGAGCTTCTTCAGGAAGCCGCCGATCGCTCGCTCAACGAGATGTTTCCCAAGCTGAATACATCGCCAGAGCAGTTGAGCGCGTTGTTCATGGAGCGCCTTTTGCTTGGTCACCCGACGATCGTCATGGTTTCGGTCAGCGACGGTCGCCTGACGGGCATCACGCGGAATACGCCACGATGAAGCTCGAAGTCGTTTACGTTCGGGTCGATCAACTGGTTCCAAATCCATGGAACCCAAACAAGATGTCGGATGAGATGCTCCGCAAGGAGATCGACTCGATCAAGGAGTTCGGGTTCGTCGATCCGATCCATTGCAGGTCAATGGGGGAGTCCATCCAGATCATCGATGGCGAGCATCGGTGGAAGGCCGCCAAGGCGATCGGGATGGAGGAGATCCCATGCATCATGCTGACGGTCGACGATACGGTCGCCGAGCAGCTGACGATCGTCCTCAATGACCTCCGCGGCAAGCCTGACGAAGCAAAGCTCGCTGCGTTGGTGCGGGATCTCTCGACCCGGCGCTCGATGCTTGATCTGGAGCGGGTGCTTCCGTACAAGCGCGAGAAGCTTGCCGAGATGATCGCTGAGCGCAAGGCCGATTTCGATTGGGATGCGCTCAAGCGCCCCAAGATCGAAGAGAAGCCAGAGGTAGCGCAGTGGGTCGAACGGATCTACCGTCTTCCGATCGACGCCGCGCAGGTGATCGATGAGGCCATTTCCAAGGTCAAGGAAGATGGCGTGAACGACGATTGGAAGGCGCTTGAGTTGATCTGCGCAGATTTCATGGCGGGAGCGTGATGGTGCGACCTATGCGAACCAAGCATGACTACATCAGTCTGAAGAACCAGTACATTCAAGGCACGATGTCCGTTCGTGAGCTATGTCGACAGAACGATATCTCTGCATGGTCCCCTGTGAACACTCGCGCTAATCGGGATGGCTGGGAGCAAAAGCGGATCGAATTCAATCGACAGGTGGAGAACAAGTCACTGGAGCATCTGGCCCAGAAGCGCGCCCAGAAGATCGCCGAGATCCAGCTGGACTCACTCGAAGTCATCCACGCGGGCATTCTCAAGATGGCCGAAGACATGGATGCCGAAGAGGAATACGAGATCGCCGGGCAGATCAAGCGCCGCAAGGTCATGCGGATGCACCCACGCGACTTGGCTATCCTGATCGACAAGTTCCAGAGCTTGATCGGACAGCCGCAGCAGATCAATGAAAGCCGTACGCTTGGGATCGAGGTTCTGACTCAGGCCGACCCATCTGTTTTGAGGGATCTACTTGGAGCACTTCGATCCAGAGAGCCTGTCGCCATCGGACAGGGAGCAGCTTCGGTCGCTCATCCTTCGGACGCTCGCGCCAGCTGACGTTTACGCCTACGGCGAGTATGTCTTCGGCTACGAGGCCGAGCCTCATCATCGTGCCATGGTCGACTTCATCGATGACTGCATCGAGAAGCGTCACCATGGAGTTGTCCTCATGCCCCGAGGATCCGCCAAAACCACGTGGGGCAACACGATCAAGGTCGCACACCACGTCAGTCGCCACAAGGACATTCGCATCGGGTTGATCTCGAACACGGCCAAGCAGTCCAACGACTTCTCCCGTGCCATTCGATACACCCTTGAGGCCAACACCCAGCAGCACGACCTGTTTGGAAACCTGCGCTCAGCCCAGAAGTGGACGGACGTAGAGTGGCTGCGGGCGGACTCCCGGTGGGCGGGCAGCAAGGACGTGACGCTCTACTCGGCCGGGGCCGGTGGAGCGATCATCTCCAAGCGGTTCGACATCATCCTGTGTGATGACATTCTCGATGAGGAAAACACGGCAACGCCGGAAGCTCGCGAGAAGGTCGAGAACTGGTTCTGGAAAACGCTCAAGCCGTGTCTTGTGCCGAACGGAGTCATCATCGTCCTCGGAACCCGATGGGCCGAGGATGATCTGTACCAGCACCTTATTGACCCGGTCGAGAAGGGCGGACGTGGCTGGCGCAACATGACTGTCAAGGCGATCCAGACTGACGAGAACGGCGACGATTTCTCGTACTGGGACGCCTACTGGCCTCTCTCCAATCTGTATGAAGAGCGACTGATGATGGGAACCGCCCTGTTCAGCTGCTCCTACCAGAACGACATCAGCGGATTGATGTCGGGCAACGTCTTCCTCAAGCGAAACTTCCAGTATTTCAACCAGTTGCCCGAAGGTCGTTCATTCACGATCAGGATGGGTATCGATCTCGCCTCGTCAGAGCGCGAACGGGCTGACTACACGGCCCGAACCATCACTGCCGAGGACAACGAGAACGGTGATTTCTATGTGCTCTCGGTGTATCGGGATCGCCGGGAAACGGGCCACGCGGAGTTCATCAACGATGGTCACATGGCCTACCCGGCAATGGGCTTGGTCGTCTGTGAGAACAACCAGTTTCAGTCGACGCTGATCCAAGAGGTGATGCGCGACTATCCGCGGATCCCGATCGAGGGACGTAAGTCGGACACCGACAAGGTGACTCGGGCTCGGGCGGTCGCCGCCAAGTACGAGGGCCACAAGGTCTTCCACCACTCTTCGCTCGAAGACTCTGATTTCGAGCGCGAATTGCTCAGCTTCCCAAAGGGCCATGACGATATGATCGACTCGCTCGGTTTTAGCATGGATCTTGGCGGCGGCGGCTTCTTCTTCGGGTCGTTACGGAGGTGAGTACATGCCGCTAGTCTTTCCGGGGTCTAGCCGAAAGAAGAAAGACGAGCCACTTGATCCATTCGAGCTGGTCTTTCGAGATGGAAAGCGAGTTGTCGTGCCGTATCTGGCTGAGTTGATGTCGAATTTGGACACCGTCAGGTTCACCTACGCGGACGCCGTCGAGCAAGTGAACAGTAGGCTGGCTAGGGATTTTGCCAACACAGCATTCGATGGCATCGTACGTACGCACATGGCGGGTGACCAATGAGTCGCCTCGGTGAGTTTTTCACGAACTCGTTCAAGACCAGCCCCAAGAACATTCCGAGCGATAGTGCCGCCTCTGTCGTTTCCAATCAAGGGGCGTCATGGACGCTTGGAACCAAGGGCAGGGTTGGGCGTCCCAGAGCAAAGATGTATCGACGCTGGGCGGAAGGTTCCGAGTGGATCAATGCCGCCATCAATGTTCGCAAGGCACAGGTCAGCCAGAGCGAATGGGACATCGTCAAGTTTGACCCGACGCTGCCTGATCCTAGTGAGAAGCTCCGGGCACAGATCAAAAACCAGTTCATCCTGCCCAGCCCATCAGCTAACTCGTTTCGCTCGTTCATCGAACCGATCATCGAGGACATCCTCGTACTCGATGCTGGCGTGATCGAGAAGGAGCGGACGCTTCGCGGCGATATCGCCTACCTTCACCCCGTTGATGGCGCCACCATTCGCGTCAATGCGTACTGGGATGGGTCCAACCCAGACGAGACCCGGTACTACTGGTATCCCGACCAGTACGAGCGGGACCGCTTCAAGAATGCGGACATGGTCTACATGATGGAGCACCCGTCTACGTATCGAGTGGTCGGCCTCTCCAAGCTTGAAGTTCTCAAAAATACGATCGATGCCGAGTTGAGTGGGCACGCCTACAACACTAGGCAGGTTACGAACGCTGCGCCGGACGGGATGCTGGATCTTGGTGAGGGTGCCCGGTCAGAGCAGATCGATGCCTTCAAGGCGTACTGGCAGGGCGAGGTCGCAGGGCGCGGGGCGATGGCCTTCGTTGGTGGATCAAAGAATGCCAAGTTCATCCCATTTCGGACATCCAACCGGGACATGCAGTTCCTCGAATGGCAGCTTTATCTCGTTCGCAAGATCTGTGCTGTCTTTGGGCTCTCGCCCATGGACCTCGGCCTCACGGCCGACATCAACCGAGCCACCGCAGACGTGCAGGCCGAGCAGACGGAGGATCGCGGCCTTCGGCCACTGTTGGGTCTCATTCAGGAGTATCTCACGCGAGAAATCGTGTGGGACCCGTCGTACGGTGGGCCGAACAACAATCTAGCCTTCAGGTTCACTAGACTGAACCTGAAGGAAAGCCTGTCGCGCGCTCAGATCAACCAGAAGGCCCTCGCGGGTGTCAGCTGGAAGACGATCAATGAAGCGCGACTCGAAGATGGCCGGGAACCGATGACCGGCCCGCTATACGACTCGTTGATGGTCATCACGCCGACCGGAGCTGTGCTGCTTGACGACGTCCCGACCGCCCGGGAAGTCATGGACAGCAAGCAGCGACCCGATCCGGCTGGACCTCCAGCGGGTGGTTCATCCAAGCCGCCAGCCGGGAAACCGGCGGGTAATACCAAGAAGGAGTCATAATGGCTGCCTCTCTCA